GATATTGCAACCCACGCTGGTTCGATTATTACATCTGGACAAGATGGAACAGTATTCGCTGCTGGAGCAGAGATTGCTGTAAATGGAGCTTCTTTCTTGTGTAGTGTTCATGGTCCCTCAACTATAACATCTATAATCAAGAAGACGTATATAAATGGAAAGCTAATAGTAACAGAAGGTGCTGTTAGTGGTTGCGGCGCAATAATGAAGCCGATTGACAGAAAGGTTTATGCAGGATAGTATATGGCAACAACAAGTAGTATGAAAGTGGTCTGGTCTGAGCTGGACCATCGCCTTATCCAAGATTCTCAAGGTAACATCAAATTAGCTGAGAATGTAGCTGCAGTAATGTCTTCGATAGATAATATCTTGAGAACCCGGAAAGGTGAGCGGTGTATGCTGCCTGAGTTTGGATCAAATTTGATGGATGCGGTTTTTGAACCTCTTGATGATACAATACTGAAGTATCTATCAAGAGATCTCAAGACTACTATTGAAAAGTGGGATGATCGAGTGATCGTGGATGATATGCAATTGTACCCGGACCCAGACCAAGGAGCTTTATCCATAACTGTTGTATTTTCTATCAAAGGCCAAAGCGGGCTCTACGAATACCATACAGCTATTAAATCAGAGGAAGAATAATGGCAAATCTTCTAAGCTATTGCACATATGATTTTGCAGACTTAGTTCTCCAGATTCAGAACCGGCTAAAGAACAAAGAAGCTTGGTTAGACACTTACCGGTCTGGTACCGGTGAAATGTTGATAGAGTTCTTAGCTTATGTTCTGAATTTAGGATTATTTTATACGGAGAGAAGAGCTGAAGAATCATATATTCTTACTGCTAAGAATGTATCAAGTATACGAAACCTAGTTGCTCTTCTGAATTACCAGCCAAAAAGAAAGACTTCTGCTACAGGAAATCTTACTTTCAGCATTCCATCTATACTAACTAAAAGTGTGTATATTCCCAAGTATACAGAATGCCAAACTTCTGATGGGCTAAAATTTATTACAAATGAAAGTGCAGCAATAGGGAAGGGTCTAACTTCGGTTAGTATTAGTTCTGTTCAGGGAGAACTAATTCAAAAGGAAATAACTTCAGATGGTTCTACCGATCAGGAATATTTGATTAATGATACAAATGTTGAGAACTCAGCTAGTACTATAAATCCAACACTCCGAGTTATTATTAGTGGGACTGAGTGGACAAAGGTTGATTCCTTTATCTATAGCAGTAGTGTTGATAAGCACTTCCGAGTTATCACTGAGATGGAAGGTACTGCTAGCATAAAATTTGGGGATGATGTAAATGGGAAATCTCCAGGAAGTGGTTCAGTTATTACCATTCAGTATGTCAAATCTTCTGGATTAGCTGGGAATGTAACATATACTGGTAAGATAAAAACAATTACCAGTACAATCTATGATGAAGATGGGGCTATAGTATCTAACGTTTCAGTAGATAATCTTGGCTCTTTCCTTGGTGGTGATGACGAAGAAGATATTGAAGAAATCAGATATGAAGCTCCAAGAGTTTTCAAAACCGGGGATAGAGCGGTTACTAAGGAAGATTTTATTTCTATACTCGAAAATTATCCTGGCGTAGCCGATGCCAATGTTTGGGGAGAGAATGAAGAAGTAGCTGCTGCAATTGCTGCTGGAACTGTTCCTCCTGGAACCACTGCAGATCTAACAATGCTTAATAAGGTTAAAATGTGTGTTATCCTCCAAGAGTGGGAGGATCTGGATGATGATTTCAAAGAGACTTTATCTGACTATATATATAGCAAGTCTATGTTAACAGTTAAGTACGAATTTATTACCCCAGTCGAATTACTAGTTATCCCAACTTTGATTGTAAAAGTTACTACAGGCTATTCAATATCTCAAACTGGAACAGATATTTCTGGGGTTCTGGAAGACCAGTTTAAGTTAGGAGATACTACCAAACTTGGGACAATCATCAAATACAGCAAAGTTATATCTGCGATACAAGATCTTGATGGTGTTGCCTATTGCAGTATGACACTTGAGATAAAAAAGGTGTTGAGTAGTACTTATGACTCGATTCACGACTTTGGTGCTACATTAGATGCCCTGCCTATTAAACCTGAGACTGTAAGGTTATTTATTGGTACGGCTTCTGCTCCTGTGGCAACTGATGTAAGTAACCTTGCTGGGACTGTTGGTACTTTTACTGCTTCCGGAATATCAGGAACTATTAATTATACAACTGGAGTTTTGACTATAGATATAAGTCCGACTCCGTCCTCAGCGTACGTGCGATATCAGCAGGATCAGAATAGCAACATAGTTCCCGGATTTAGTGAGATAGCAAAGCTTGACAGTATTGATAAAACAATTTCTATGGAGTGATTTTTATGGGTAAGCACGAATGGTACGAATGCCTCTGGACAATTAAACAGGTTCGAGACGGAAAAGTTATCTGGGGGATTAAAGACAAAGAAAATATCTTGGTTGACGATGGAGAATTAGCTATAGTAGATGTGTTCTTCAGAAAGAATGATTCAGCTTATTTTGCTTCTAACAACTTCTGGACGGGGCTTTGTAAGGGAACTATTTCTGAAGAGACTACATTAGCTATTGTTTCTACTCTTGAGCCACCAGCATTACATGGATATTCTAGGCTTCAGATTGAAAGGTCTAGTGTAGGATTTCCAGAAAATCCCGAGAAATATGAGGGACACTATCGAGTTATTACAAAGGAAGTATCCTTAACTGCTGTTGGTGGAGATATTGGTCCAATAAATGGGGCTTTCTTGTGTACATCATCTGACAATTCTGGAGTACTTATTGGTGCAGTATCCATTGATCCAGAGAGAACAATTCTAGCTGGTGATACAATATATTTCCAGTTGAAGATGAGGCAGAAGTAATAGATATTTAATTGAAGATGAAATTTATAAAAGCAACTACTTCTAAAACCTATGAGCTTTAGCCATAGGTAGATGACTTGATTTGTAAAAGGTAATTGAAAAATGAGTATCAATCTTGAAGTCCCGCTAGAAATGATAGATGCTGGAATTGCCAGTTTGAGCACTGGGGTTAACTTGCTTGCAAGTTCCTATCTTTTTCTTGATTCGGACGATTATAATGGTGCTACTTACACTTTTGAGATCGTGGCTTCTAATATAAATACCACTATCAATTATACAGTCAATTTATATGACGTAACAGGCTCTGCAATAAAAGCCACAATCACTGTTCCTGCGAATACTACAAATCCTAAACGATTTAGGTCCGGATCTTGGACACCCACAGATGCAACGAACAGAACATACGGCGTTCAACTTGTACAAACTGCCATCGATGACCAATTAAAAGTTTTTGTAGCTAGAATTATTGTAACACAAGTTAATGCTACTAAAACTCGGATACAAATTCCATTGCTTGGCCATAGTATAATATCAGCAAGTAATACCATTACTGTAGATCAAACCACAAGTACGACATATACCCAAGGAACAGCTAGTCACTATAGTTACTACAAAAAGGACACTTCGGTTCTTTCAAGTATAAGCAACTGGAGTTTGGAAGCAGTATTATTGAATGCAAGTCCTGAAAGAACTACATATTTGGGACTTTTTAATGCAACTGATGGTGTTCAAGTTACTGGTGCTGAGATTTCTAATCCTGGGACTACCCCTACACTTAAGTCAGTTGAGTTAGCTAATGATGCTGTTAATTTTGATAATGGGGATATTTTTGAAGCAAGAATAAAGACTTCCAGTACGTATCAAGCACAAGTAGCAAGGGCTGCGTTGTACTGTAGGTTAACAAGTTTAGTTAAAGCTGAAATTTTCTGGAGAGTTGGACGAGATGTTTCAGGAAAATCTAGCGCAACTTGGCCTGAAGGCCGAATTCTATTAGATACATCTGTACTTTCAAATCCAACCGTTTATCTTGAAGCCTCGGCCATTTGTGCAGATGATGCTGAAATTGTTTTTCTAAGGGATCATCTTACAAATGATAGTGGAACAGATGGTTCTGAAGTTGCTGGTAGTGGGCTTAATTTTAATTCAGCCATTAAAGTTAGGAAAAGATCTGGTGCTTTAACCATAACCGATGATGACAGATTTTACGCTTATAAGATTGCATCTACTAATACATTAACACTATCAAATGCTTGGGTTATAGTTGATGTATATGGATTACCTCCAGAAATAACAGATCAACCGGATAGTCAAAATCTTCATTATGGGAACACCCTAGATTTGTCAGTTGCAACCAGCGTTCCAGAAGTACTAACATATCAATGGTATTTTAATGATGATTCACACCCAATAAGTGGTGCAACAGATGATGAATATACCAAAGTAAGCATTTCTGATTCTGATGGTGGTAAATATTATTGTAAAGTTACTAACGATGCTGGGACTACTGGATCAAATCATGCAGTAATACAAATATACCCTAAAGTATTAATTCAACCTGGTGATACTACCGTTCTTAAAGGTCAGTTGGCTAGTTTTTCTGTTACTGCTGTTGGATTTCCATCTATCTCCTCCTACCAATGGTACAAGGGTGATCAAATACTTGCAGGAAAAACGGAGGAGGAATTAGAGTTCTATTGCGATTATGCGGATGCGGGGACTTATAAATGTTATGTTGATAATGGTGTTGGTGAAGCAGTATCTTCCGATTCCGCAACATTGACTGTTGTTGATAACCCTTGGAGATACAATTTGTTTAAATTGCAATCTGACGTGGACAGGAGTTAGTAAATAGGTTGGTACACCGACGAAGATTATCATTTAGACCAGGGTAAATAATGAGTTGGATATCTGAAGTATTCTCTAATAGCACTTACTTATCCGATTGTGTGGCATTGGATACAGGTAATCTGTTTGTTGCATATGAAGAAGAAGGGGATCTAAACTACGGAAAGTTTGCTATTTATACCAACGAATTGGTAGCAGCTTATTCTGGCACTTTTGCTAATTTAGCCCCCTACCCACTAGCTGTAACTAAATTGTTAAATGGAAATGTAGTTGTAGCTTATGGAGATCAGGACACATTAAATGGCAATTTTGTTATTTATTCACCAACTGGGGTAGTTGTAAAAGCTTCTACAGTTTTCAAAGCCGATTATGCTCTAACCCGATTAGGTTGCTGTACCCTAAATAATGGCAATTTTGTTATTGTCTACGACATAACAGCCCCAGAGAGTCTTTATTTTGTTATCTATGATGCAGATGGAAATCTGATAAAGGCCGAAACCACAATTACTTCGGATGATGTTAACACCTTTGCCAAGGTCTCAACTTTAGTAGGGGGGAATTTTGTTGTAGCTTACCGAAATTGGGAATTTTCGGGTGAGGATGAACTACAGTTTGCTATCTATAATCAAAGTGGTACTGTTGTTAAGAGTCCAACAATTGTAGATGATATAGTTTTCTCAGCAATCTCAGTTCCTCTAAGTACCGGCAATTTTATGCTGCTCTGGTGCAATACAGGCGGCCTTTACTACGCAATATATGAACCGGATGGGGATGTAGTTCAAGCTAAAACTACTCTTATAGGGGATCATCCGACTTACGGCATTACGGCAGTAAAGTTAAGTGACAATACCATACCCATCATGTTTTCTACTTTAGTAGATGGATTAAGTGTAGTAGTGGTTGATGAAGATGGAGAAATAGCAGTACCCTCGGAATCTTTTGAGAATGAGTACCGTACAATTTCCGGAAGTTCTGCTTTAATAGATGATAAGGTTGGGGTAATTAGCCATCAAAGTGGGATTGGATATGTTTCTATCCTTACTATAGAAGCATCACCAGTAATCACAGATCAACCTGATAATACTATTGTTTCTAAAGGTCAACTGGCTAGTTTTACCATTGCAGCAACAGGCATTCCAGCTCCTTCGTACCAATGGTACAAAGGTGATCAAATACTTGCAGGAAAAACAAGTTCAAGTCTTTCCTTTTATTGTGATTATGCAGATGCAGGTTCCTACAAATGTTATGTTTATAATGGTGTGGGCGACGGGGTTTATTCAAGTTCTGCAACTTTAACTGTAATAACCAATCCTTGGAGATACAATTTGTTTAAATTGCAATCCGACTTCGATAGGAATTAATAAATGGCTGATTGGCATTTGGATGAAGGCTATTATCTAGACTGGGAAAACTCTGCTACTATAGAGATGGAAATGGATTTCGAGGTTACCTATACTGTAGCTCAAAGACCATTTCTAGATACTGAAATAGAAATGGAAATGGAGTTCAGTATTGAATATCAACACTCTGTAGCTTTAGATCTTCTTAGACTGATTCCAGTAAAATATCATTCATCTCAAATCCTTCTTGATTATGTAGATGAAGTAGAACTTGAGGTTGGAAGCTGGTTAACAAAAGTTAGAGATATAGTTAAGTTATCCAATCCTGACTTAGTAACATCAAGAACTTACCTGAAGAATATAGCTGCCCTTATTGGACTTGGTTTGCCTCCGGAAGATGAAACTACTATAGCAGAAATTAAGAGAGATATTGCCCAGGCAATTCCTTGGTACAAGATCAAAGGAACATATAAATCTATTCAGATTATAGCTCTAGTTCAAAAGTTCACCGTAAATTTGTATGATATGTATACCAGCGACTATAGTACATTTTATATGACAGAGTGGTTTGTTGGAGACGAGAATGAGAATCCACCCGGAGTGTTGGGCTATAAGAGTCCGCACTTTGGGGTTGAAATACTATTGAACAGAGTTTATGCTATTGGTACTGGAGAATCTGGAACATCCGGAGGAATAATTAGTAATTGTTTGTGGCAGAGTAGCTATTTAGATAATCTGTATAGTAGAATTGAAGATACCAGGCCTGTTCATACAGTTCCACATTATATTCTTCTTCTGAATCCAAAAACAGATGAATCTGGTCATGTGGTTGAAGTAGATGGGGATATCTATTGTCGGGTTATGGGAGATTGGCAAATATCTACACAGTACTTTGACCAACAAGGAAGTGGTGAAGCTTGGAATTTTGACGATGGAACAAATTTTGATGAATCACCAGATGCTTTTGTAGAGAGTATTCGCAAGTGGAAACTTGGAACTGGAAACTACCCCTGCAGTCTTTGTGCAGATTCTGGAGCAGATTTTGTAGTAGAAAATCCAGTTTTGGATGGAGACATTGATCTAAATAACATTAATATATCATCGGAAAAAATAACATTTGAATTTGT